GGAAGAAAGATAATCGAAATGCTACGTTACAATAACATTCCAACGTGTGAAGTTAAGCCGCTTAGGAAGATATGGGAAGGACCTGACGGTAAAATATCACAGCCCGAAATACTTGAGATTATTCACGACTTCCCAAAGCGGGCAAACCAGGAGGTTAGGGATGCCGCGATGCTGGCCTGGGTACAAGGAGGGTACCGGATACGTTTAACCAAAAAAAAGATTCAGAAATGACAGAAAAACAAGTTGAATACCTACAGAAGGAAGGTATAAACCCGGAGGAGCTTAGCAAGAATATAGCTCTTATGTATCTCTTATCGGACATGGCGGAAATATACACTGTGGCTGTGCACACAGCGCTGAAGTCGCTTAACCGAAATAACCACGACCGACTGACTATCGAGAAAATCAGCCGACTGTCAAAGGCGCTGACGAGAAGTACCGCCAGGGCGCTGGGTAACGAGCCTCTAATGGAGAGGTTTGGTGACACGAGCGACTTCCTCCGGGGCATAATTGAAGGAGCACTATATATCGACACCTCAGAGGGTAGAGAGAGGTTGATTGAGGCGATGGAAGCAATTCTAAAGGATTAGCGCGAAATAGCTATTTTTGCCCGAAAATGTACCATAAATACACATTTTCGGGCTATATTTGTTCAAAACATTTCGAGTATGACGAAAATTGAAGAAGGAAAGATAACGAAAATCATCCCCGATGATAAGAATATGAATCGGCATAATCAGTACGGGATGTCGTTACTGGAAAAGAGTATCTCAGAACTTGGCCTTGGCCGTTCAATCCTCGTGGACAAGAATAACCGTATCATCGCCGGGAATGGAGAACACCCAACCATGAAACCAATCGGCCTCTTTGGCTATCAAATTGAAAATAGTTCAAAAGTTGGAGATATTGTAATTGATGCGTTTGGTGGAAGCGGTACAACGATGGTGGCCTGTGAGCAGCTAAATAGAAAAGCTCGGCTAATTGAGTATGATCCTAAATACTGCCAAGTCATAATTGACCGTATGCTAAAGCTTAATCCAGCATTAAAAATAAAAAAGAACGGAAGTATATATGAACATACTATGAAGGAGGGTAACGATGGCACGGTATAACAAAAGAATAGTTAAAAGGATATGCGACCTTATCAGGAAGGATAGCTATACGATTGCCGAAATTTGCGCAAGTGTCAGAATATCGGAACGTTGCTATTATTACTGGCAGGATAACGTTGCAGAATTTGCAGAAGCAATAAAAGAAGCCCGTGATCAATACGACGAAATCCTTGTAAAAGAGGCTAAAAACTCACTTTTAAAACTTGTCAAAGGGTACGAAGTTGACGAGAAAAAAACCGTTTATGTCAATGGAAAGGATGGTAAGCCTATCATCAAGGAGCAGACAACCGTCAAGAAGCACATTCAGCCGAACGTCGCTGCCACTATTTTCATGCTTACAAATAAGGCTCCGGACGAGTATAAGAATAAGCAGTTTAGCGAATTGACTGGTAAGGACGGCAAGGACCTGGTTCCACCAGCTAAATTACTTACAAAGAAAGAAGCAAAGGAGTTACTTAAAGAGCTTGAGGACGAGTGTTAATTGGCCATGAATACGGATGGACGCTTCTGGGATGTAGACGTGAAGAAAACATGGGTCCTTTCGAGTACCCTGAATTTCACACGCTTTTTTTATAAGGAGCAGTTTAACCGTAAATTCGTCGTCGGTGACCATCATAAGAAAATAGGCGAGGCCTTAGATAAGGTCCTTTCTGGCGAAATAACGAGACTAATGATAAATGTAGCCCCTCGTTATTCGAAGACCGAGATGGCCGTTAAAAACTTCATTGCCGAGGGGCTTGCTCTTAATCCAAGGGCGCGCTTTATCCATTTATCATATTCTGATGATTTAGCGCGAGATAACTCAAAAGGAGTACAAGCCATAATGGCTCTCCCGGCATACAAGCAGCTGTTCGAAGCGAGACCCACCTCTCCAAGCTCAAAAAAGTGGTACACAGAACAAGGAGGCGGCCTGTATGCTGTTAGTTCGGCGGGGCAGGTTACTGGCTTTGGCGCAGGAATCGTGGACCGCGATGACGTGGAAGAAGGGCGAAGCATGGACGAGTTCATGCCAGCCATCGAGGCTGACCTCAACTTCGGCGGAGCTATCATAATTGACGACCCCATAAAGCCAGACGATGCGCTATCTGCCACCGTCAGAGATAAGGTAAACAAGAAATTCGACACGACTATCCGTAACCGTGTAAATAGCCGCAAAACACCGATAATTATCATCATGCAGAGGCTTCACATTGACGACCTCTGTGGCTATCTTCTGAGACAAGAATTGGACGAATGGCACGTCCTGTCACTACCATGTATCTATACGGATGAGGCTGGGGAACAGCGCGCCTTGTGGCCCTTTAAACACACCATGAATGAACTAAAAGAGCTGCGTAGGAAAAACAGTTTTGTTTTTGACACGCAGTATATGCAGGACCCAAAGCCGCTTGAGGGGCTAATGTACGAGCAAGGTTTTAGGACATATGAGGCCATTCCAGCGGCACGACGTAACATAAAGAAGGCGTATATCGACACAGCGGATACGGGGGGGGATTACCTGTGCATGATCTGCTATGATGAGACAGATGTTGGGAATTATGTCACGGACGTATTATACACCCTAAAACCAATGGAATACACAGAACCGAAGGCCGCCGAAATTCTGACAAAGAATAGGACCGAGTACGCTATTGTTGAAAGTAACAATGGAGGACGAGGCTTTGCCCGTAATGTTGAGGCTCAATGCCGTATGATGGGGAATAACAAAACCCGCTTTAAGTGGTTTTTTCAGGGGGCAAATAAGCACGTCAGGATATTTACGAAGTCGGCAGATGTTCAGAATCTTATATATTTCCCGGCAGGATGGGATAAGATGTGGCCTGATTTCTATCAGGCACTAACGAGTTACATGAGGGTTGGGCAGAACGACCACGACGATGCCCCAGATGCGTTAACAGGGACTGTCGAATGGAGAGGGAAAGGGAGTGTTAATCAAAATCTGACATCTATTTTTTGATTTAAATATCGTACATTTGAGGTATATCTGTAACATTAATGACATGAATATAAAAGAATTACTCAGTTCAGGCTCGACCGACGAGGTTGTCGAGAAACTGAAAAGCGGTCGCCCTACCAGCTTGCCGGATACAGAAACGTATTCTAGCGAACTTGACCCGCTAACACACAAAGTATTTAGTACAACTGAGCGGCCCGATAAGACAATAAAGGTAGACACCGGAGATCCGGGCGTCGAGCCAGTAACAAAGACCGAAAAAGTCGCTCGTATTGCTCTAGCTATACAGAAGCTAATCGTAAAGCGCGCTGTATCATTTGTTTTTGGTAATTGCGTTGAGCTGGATGCCACCGTAGAGGACGATAAGCAGGGCGAGGTATTGGTCGCCTTACGACGTATCCTGTATGATGTAAAAAGTAAGTCGCTAGATAGGAGAGTAGCCCGTCACCTCTTTAGCAGTACCGAAGTGGCGGAACTGTGGTATCCCGTCGAGAGGAAACATAATACATATGGGTTTGAAAGTGACATAAAGCTAAGATGCCGAGTGTTAAGCCCTTTGACAGGGGATAAGTTATACCCGTACTTTGACAGCTTAGGCGACATGGTAGCCTTCTCGCGCGAGTTTACCATCAAGGATAGCGATGGCGAGGATGTACGGGTGTTTGAGACATATACAGATGACACTATTGTAAGATGGCAGGAGGGTGAAGACGGGATGGCACTTGTTGAAGGCTTCCCGGCGGTGAATCCATTGGGTAAGATACCTATCTGCTACGCCTCGCAGGAGCAGGTCGAATGGGCAGACGTACAGCCACTTATAGAAAGGCTCGAAAAACTACTGTCAAATTTCGCCGACACAAACGATTATCATGCTTCGCCAAAAATATTCGTGCAGGGACACATAAAAGGCTTCGCAGCTAAGGGGGAAAGCGGCGCTATTATCGAAGGTGAAGAAGGGGCAAAGGCTGAATATTTAGCTTGGCAGAACGCTCCTGAATCTGTTAAATTGGAGATTGACACCCTTCTAAGAATGATATATACCATCACACAGACGCCAGATATTTCATTTGAAGCAGTCAGGGGTATTGGTCCTATTTCAGGCGTAGCGCTTAAACTTTTATTTACGGATGCCCATCTCAAGGTTGCCGATCACCAAGAAGTCCTTGACGAGTACCTCCAACGACGTATAAATATCCTTTTGGCCTTCATAGGACAGATGAATAAAGGCCTTGAACGGGCAGCTAAGGATATTAGCGTGGAGCCTGTCATAGTACCGTACATGGTAGTCGATGAAGCTGCCGAGAATAAGATATGGCAGGATGCCAACGGCGGGCATCCCACTATTTCTATAAAAGCCTCATTCGAGAAGGCAGGTTTGACACGTAACCCTGCTCGTGATTACGAGCAATACTTACAGGAGCAGAAAGAGGCAAATAGCTTCTCCGTATTCGAACCAACAGTTTAATATATGGTAAATAATGGCTAAAAGAGCGTTCTCTTTTCAGGGATGGGACATACAGGCCTATATGCAAAGTGAGAAGTATGCACGCGCTATTGCTAGTATCTATGACGAAGCGGTGAATGAGTTTGCGAGGATTGGCAAGGACCTGCGTCCCTCTCCAAGTAAGCTATTTTCATTCAACGATTACCCAGCCGCTAAGCGTAAGGCTGACGAGATACTAAATGGGATGGCGGGAAAGATGAAGGCTAAGATTATCGAAGGCACAGAAAAGAACTGGCTATTTGCAAGCGCTAAGAATGACGCTTTTCTAAGTAGCATAATGGACACATCTAAGGTGTCAAAGCGACTTCTGAACAAGTACCAGAACCGGAATATAGAAGCCTTACATTCTTTTCAAAAGAGGAAGGTAGGCGGGCTTGACCTATCAGGCCGGGTGTGGAATTACGCTGGGCAGATGAAGAAACAGATGGAGTTTGGTCTCGACATAGCTATCGGGGAGGGGAGGTCAGCCAAGGAACTCGCTACCGACCTCAAAAAATACTTGGCTGAACCTGATAAGTTATTCAGAAGGGTACGTGATAAACACGGGAATCTTGTCTTGAGCAGGAATGCCGCTAATTACCATCCTGGACAGGGCGTGTATCGGAGTAGCTATCGAAACGCCCTCCGGTTGACACGTACGGAGATTAACATGGCATACAGGGAGAGCGACCAACTGAGGTGGCAGCAGCTGGATTTCGTTATCGGATACGAGGTAAAGCGCTCGAACAACGAATACGATTGCGATGTATGCGGTTCTCTTGCAGGGCGGTATCCCAAGGATTTCAAATTCGTAGGGTGGCACCCGCAATGCCGCTGCCACGCCATCCCAATTCTTCAAGAACCTGACACCTTCGATTCAGACGAGCTGGAAGAGCTGAAGGCAGCTATTAACGGAACGGAATACGAGAGGAATGTAAGCGGAAAGATAACAGATGTACCGGATGGCTTTAAGGTGTGGGTCACCGATAACAAGGAAAGAGCGAAGGGG